CAAGCTACATCCTGCCAGCGGAATACTCCGTCAACACGCTTTGCGTTACGACAAGCCTCGTATTCCTTGCCGCATACACGGCACTTCAATGTTGCAGTTGCCATTTAGAATCCTTTGATTATTCAGTAGCGTCGGCAGCGTTAGCGCCGAAGATGGTGTAAGTCCACAGAGCGGCGGAACCACCACAGCCACCAGCCAGAGCTTCTGCCTCGAAAGCATGAACAGTCTGGTTGTCGCCCATTTCCAGGGAGAACTCGCCAGAGAAGTCGGCCTTGGGGATGTAGAACTGGATGCGGTAAACATTGGCGCACTTATCCTCGCCCAGAGCGTCGATGTACAGGGAGCACTTGCCGGAGTACTGGTCAGACAGGTTCTCCAGGGTGTTAGCCTGAATCTTACGCATGTAGTAGACGACGACTTCAGTGCCATCGGTCAGACCGGTGAAGGTCAGCTTCTTGGTGTCGGGAGCATATGCAAACTTGCCAGCGGCGGCAGAAGCGGCCTGCTCCAGAGGCTCACCCAGAGTGCCGTCGGAATTCTTTGCATACACAGCGCTGATTTCAGCACCTTCGGTGCCGACAGCGGTATAGTTGGTAGTAGCAGAGTTACCGGACACGGTCAGGTAATCAGTCCACATGACTTCGGTGACCTTGTTCTCGAACTTGTTACCAACCTGCAGTTCGAACAGACCGCCAGACACCAGACCATTGGTGCCGGACACGACGACGGACTTGTTCTTCTTCAGGGAAGTCAGCTTACGACCCTGCTTACCAGTGATGTCCTGCTTCTCCTCGGAGTTAGCGATAGATGCACTCTGCAGCTCGTCCAGAGTGAACAGATAGGCACCGGTAGCGATGTCAAAACCAGAAATGACTTCCAGACTGGTGATTGCAATATCGTTGATATTCATAAGACAATCCTTCCTCCTTTGTTATTTGTGTATCAGCCAATTCAAATCGTCAGGATTCAAATCTTTGGCATTCACGGTTCCGGCATAAATGCCGTACATTCGGTTGTCGTAGTCAACCTTTTTGATGATTTGGCGAACACTCTCGTTAAACTGGTAGATTGAGAGTTCTCGTGTCCCCTCGAAATCGTACTTGAACTGTTCGGTATTCACCATTGCGATGATGAGCGATTCGAGCTGTGAGTCTTCGACCCTGTTCTGTCGACGCTTCAACTTCTTTCGGGCTCGCTCCAGCATATATTTCTTCGCATCGCCATTCGCAGGCTTGCGGCGATTCTTCTCAAGGTGGTGTATTTTTCGCAAAGCGTCCGCAATCATGCCGTGAATCGAGCGGTCAATCCGAATGTCATTCTCAGTGTCTACCAACACAACATGTCCGTTCTGCTCATTAACACCAATCTCAAACTTCTTCAAATCCAAGTCGCCTAACACCATATGGGTGTCACGGGATTTCAGGCCATTGAAGAAGAGCAAGAACATCTGCCATTCGTTAATTGCGGTAAAATCAATTCCTGCGTCGTCAAGCTGCACCATATAATCCACGGGCATCGCCGTGAACAACGAAACCATGGAGTAATATTCGTCTTCGCATTTCAAAATCTCGCCAACATCCGGCACATAAACGGCAATCTTGTCGTTAATAGGGATATTGCGGTTATACAGGAAGTTCCTCGTCATCAAGATACCTCCACTTATACCCACCGCAAGATTTTCGCTTACCATGACAGCACTTAGAAATGTCGCCCTTTGTTTTTAAGCCGACATAATTAGCTGCATCTATGGCAGACGCAAAAGACATAATGTACTCATCATCCATGCTATACATGGCTACAGATTTCTTATGTGCTTCAGACAATACGGCCTTTAGCTCCTCAGACATCGGCCCTCGTTTTGGGCTTTTATGCGGGTGTGGCACACCTGTCATGGCACGGGATATGTTGCGCTTATGTTCTTCTGACAAAGGAACAGCTTTGCCAATACCCATATGGGATGCAGAAATCTTAGCTTTCGTCTCGTCCGAAAGAACTCTGCCACGGCAGCCCTCTCCGCCATCGGTGAGGTTGTACCCAAAGCTGTCATCTCTGAGATTCCAATCTTTGATGTACTGGCGCTCATATTCGCACGCTTCTGATTGAGTCAATTCAGTATGAAGAATGTCATGTAAGAACCCATCCCATCCATACTTTTGAATTGCTCTGTAGAAGTGTTCATTGTGATAGTATTGAGTGCCGTTGCGCCATCGCTCTTCGGGCGTTCTGCAGGTGATTCCTACATACCGCTTTCCGTTGGACTTGTTTGTGTGACAATACACACAATAGTTTCTTTCTTGTGGCACAGAATCACCTCCTATTGACGATTAACCTTTCTTCCGATTAGACGGAACAGGTTTATTGTTCGGGGATAGCCGATTGAACTCCTTCGCATGGAAGGTCATAACTTTCCCTTGGTAGTCAGTTACAGGAGTGAAGCGCTTGACTGAATACAAGTCAAGTTCGCCAAGTCCGTAGAAACGACTGCCGTTAATTGCTTTTGCGATTTCAGAAGCAAGCTTATCAGTCTGCACGCCACCTTCGAGCAGACGCAGCTTGGACTTATGGGAAAACACCCAGATATACAATGTGGGTAACAGGAATGTCTTATTGATAGACTCTTGTACATCCACATCAAAACAGATGAAAGTCTTTGCCTCTTCCACTGTGTCAGGTATGTACTCATACGGGAACACATGAGTGTAGGCAAGTTGCTTTGCGTTCTTAAGCTCGACGCTATTGTCAAGCAACTTCACAATCTCGGGATTGGTTAGAAGGTCTTCCATAAGCTTGTTCTTGTAGTCAAAGAATTCACTTAACTGCATTTACAGCCACACCTTCCTTCCGTCCTCAGTGGTTGTGTTATCCGGGTCGATAGAGAGACCAGGTGATACCGCACCCGTGTCTTCTCTGGGGAAATGCTTGTAATAGTCAGCAACACGAAGCTCCTGATTGTCATCTGCAGTTGTGTTCACTTCCTGCAGGACAAATTTGAAAATGCCCTGGTTGTTGTAAACACCACTGAGTTTGAACGGCTTCGTCAACTCATAAGCAAGCATCAACTCAGAGTCAGCATCATCAATTAAGAATCTGCATCCTCTCTTAAGCTTTGTGGTATGCTCGTTCTTGGCAATAATCATGCCGAGACGAGAGTCGCCACGAGTGACGAAAAATTCACGGTCTTCGTACTGACCAGTCAGATATTTGGTGCCGTCTTCGATAATGCACCACTGCTCATGGATGATGTGTGCAGCATCGACCCATCTCAGCAAGTAATTGCACTGAATCATTTTTGCACGAGCGTATAACTCGTTAGAGGCATCGGTCTCTGTAACAAGCCAGTGATTGTCCATCCACTCAACAATTCCTCCGGGTGTGATGCTCTCTCCGGGTAGTGAGCAGATAAACTTTTCGTCGAGATTATCTGTATTGATAATCGCAACATCTTGGCTTATGCCATCTATGTCCACAGTGAAGTAGGACAAACTGTCGGGGGCTTTCGTGCTCAGATATCTGCTCTCTCTACGGAACCGAGCATCACGCTTTGTGGCTCCGATAGAGTCCAGTCTGGACTGATAGACATCCCATACGCTCATCTGACCGCCCCCGTTTCAGTAGCCATCTCTACTGCATATTTCGCCTTTAGCTTGTTGCAAATAGAAATAGCCCGAAACACCTCACGCTTGACAACAACAAGAGAGCATTCCGGGTTATCAATCAAATACTGCAGAATATTGAGCAGAGACACAAACAGAGGGTCTTCGTGGATAGCCAGAATCAACTCTTTGCAGCCAAGCAGTTCTGCCTGTAAACTGCGCATGTATGTCTCTAGGGAATCTTCACCGTCTTCTCTGATAGGGAGAATCTTGAAAAAACGGTTAACAAGTGAACGCAAATATGCACTCAACATCGTGGCATCCATAGGGATACCCGCAGTAGTTTGGATTGTCATAGATGCAAATCCGACAAATCCCCGTGGTTATACGAATACTCCCTAATCATGTTCGTATAATCTCTCTGAACTTTGGCGTGTGCATTACCAACACGCAGCAGAAGCTCAGCCGGAGAATAAGTAGTAAAGTCTCGGGAATTCAGTATGTTCTCGAGGTTCTCCTGACGATACACATACGGCTTCATCCACTGCTCGAGCATTCCTTCTGAGACAATATCGACAATCT